TTCTGATAACCTTGAACGTAATGGACTGATAATACGATTCTTGAAATTACAAGTAAAGATAAAGCCACAGTTTGCACTATACTCTTCAATAAAGTTACGTAATGCTGGTTGGACATTAGCTGCGTTCAAATAATCTGCTTCATCAAAGATTACATACTTACGACCTGTACCTGTTAGAGATACTGCGGAAGCAAATGTAGAGATATCGTATCGGAGGGTATCAATATTAACATTAAGAGAACCGTTCTTTACGATATAATCGCAACCAAGTTCTTCAAGCATTGCCTTGGCAATTGTAGTTTTACCTACACCAGGACCGCCTGTTAATAATAGATTTGGAACACTGCCGTCTGATACGAACTTACGGAATGTTTCTTTTGTCTTGTTTGGTAGAATTGTATCATCAACGATTTGTGGACGGTACTTCTCAACCCATAAGACTTCGTTTGATTTTGCATCAATCATAATTCACCATAAACATAATATAAAAAATTCGAGTCAAAATGCGGGGTCCCCTTTTACAGTTTCCCCACTTCTCGAGAAATGGTTATCTTTAGATAACTTTATCAGCTAAAGGAGCATCCGGATTAGTTGATGTGTCGACGCCAACTTCCTGTTCACCCATACCTTCGGGTTGCTTAGGACCTTTTTGTCTTAGGAACGTTTCGAGTTTATTTCTTAACATTCCAACACCAGCCATCTCCTGTCCTTGGAATCCACCACGCTGAGAGACTACGTCAATAATCTGCAATAGTGTGGATAGATCACCAAGATTGATAACTACCTCTTTTTCTTC